CTCAAGCGACTCCCGTTTGAGATAGGCATCGGTGAGGGGAGGTGGTCTACCCCTGGCAGAGCTTTGCTTTGTTGCTACAGACCCGCGTCATGATTGACTATCCAGCGTCAACTCAGTTTCAACTGCCCTACCAGATATCCGAGCAGATGCGCCATGCTGCGCTGAAGAGGAAGGGCGAATGGGAACTAGTAACTTGGGACAAGGTCCTTTGGGAGGATCTTGGGTGTTGTCCCAGGCTGAAGACGTGTTGCGCAGCCAAGTTTCGGCGGACTACCATTGTGCTCAAACAAGAAGAAATCTCAAAGCTCCTCCATTTGGGGGCGCATGGGACGTTCAATGGCACGAAGGTCGAAACCATTCACGGCAACATGCAGCAAACAGCCATGAGTATGTGGCAGTCAGGGTCACTGGAGCACACTGCTCTACGTGCCATGGTGCCACCAATGCTTGCCCGTTGGCAGCAGGGACACACTGAGATCCGCAGGAGATGGTGGAGACCATGTGAGTCAAAGAGGCTGAAGACGACGTTGGTGTGGGGCGATTATGACAGGAGAGCGTTAGATCCAACAGCTGCGGGGAAGTTGAGTCAAGGGACAGACGCAGCGCCGCCAGACGACAAGTGTCCGATTGTGAGAGCAACAGAGAGATGCTTGCAGAAGATGGATGAGACGAGCTACAGTGCTGGGATGAGACTGGGGGATTTGTTGAACCGTTGTACGGATAGACGTCCATGGATAACTGACGAGATGCAGATGGACATGTTGGGGATGCCCCTCGAGATTCGACCGGGCTACACACCGCCAAGACCCCCAGGGAACTTCACGACGCAGGATGGACCCAGCAGACCTGCAGAGCATCCGCTCGAGGTGATGCAGACGAGCCTCGAGTCATTTCTGAGTGACATCGAGAGTGTCGAGTCCTTCTTGGATGAGACACCTCTCCCACCACCATCCGAGCCACCGCCCCCGGACACGCCACCACCAGAGTCAGGAGGAGAACCTGCTCTTCCACCACCAGCCGAACCGCCTTCACCCGTGGAGGAGAAGCCGGCTCTGGGAGAAAGTCCAATTGCGTGTAACGATACAAATGAGCATGGGGGAGTGAATCCAGAATGTGCCGACATCATTGCGAACGAGGGCACGAACCACCTGTGGAAGAAGGATGGAGTATGCTTGGTGGTGGGACAAGAGTGGAAGAAGGAGAAAGTGGATGAGAAGCAGATTGTGGGAGTGTTGACCGCGCCGATTCCTCAGGAGCCACAAGTTTATGCGAACTCCCTCAACAATGTCAAGGGAGCGATCGAGGAGCGGATCAATGCGAAGAAGCGACCCTTCGAGGCTACTCCACAAGACAAGGCCAAGATCGGTAAGCTTGTGCGCGAGGCCATCAACGACAAGAACAATGGCCGCCAGATCTGGAGCACGGCTCAGATTGAGGCATGGGCACAGAAGCACTTCGACTTCAGTGACATGAAGTCAGGCAAATGGTCCAACCAGCGGTTGGAGACTGGCCTTGCCAATCTCTACACCAAGGCTGACCCTGGACCATGGAAGATGTGCGCCTCAATAAAAGCAGAGCCGATGCCGCGCAACAAGCCCCCTCGGCTAATTATAGCCGATGGGGATGAGGGCCAACTTATGGCCCTCGCCGTGATAAAATGCTTCGAGGACCTCCTGTTTGAGCACCAAGAGAGCCGTTCGATAAAACACCTCGGCAAGAGGGATGCGATCGGCTGTGTGGTGCAGAATCTCTCACGGGAGGTCAAAGGGGAGCGGCCCGCCCTCATAGAGGGCGATGGGTCAGCCTGGGATGCATGTTGCCGCAAGGAGGTTCGCGACCTGGTCGAAAATCCTGTGTTGTGGCATATTATGCAGGTGTTGATCAAGTATGGTGTGGCACCTGAGTCTTGGCTCAAGGTTCACCATTACATCAACACCCAGGAGAAGCTCAAACTCTTCTTCAGGGAGAAGTTTGCGCAGGTTGACGCCATCAAGGTGGAGTACATCGAGGCTATCAGAAGGTCGGGCCACCGCGGGACCAGTTGTTTAAACTGGTGGTGCAATTTTGTACTTTGGGCATGCTCCGTGTACCAGGAGCCCTGGCGCATGCTCAACCCCAACACCTTCAAAGCCCTCGACGTCACAGGGAAGCTTCGGTGGTGGTTTGCAGGGTTCGAGGGAGACGATAGTATCTGCGCACTATGGCCAAAGATGACCGAGAAATCAGATCTCGCGAAGCTCTATTTGGCATGGTGGGAGCGGATGGGCTTCAATATGAAGATCGTCTTCGTCGACAAAGTTGCGACATTCTGCGGCTACCACCTCGCGTGCAAGGAGGGAGTGCCCACGGGCTTCTATGCCCCGGAGGTGCCTCGGGCGATGAACAACAGTGGGGTTTCATGCTCACCGGGAATCATCGCTGCCGCAAAGAAGGGCGAGGTCCGAGCTGTCAAGAACCTTGCCGCGGCCTCCGCTATTGCACGTGCCCACGATTTCGCTGGAATCTACCCGACGATCTCCAGGAAGTATCAGAACTTAGCTCAGGAGCTCATATCCACTCGGGAATTCCACGACAGGGAGATGTCAATGAGAACGAAAGGAGAGGAGGGCTGGTCGTTTGACGCGATCAACAAGGACCTGGAGAAGCAGAATTCAATGGTCAGCCTTCCTATGGAGAGAGAGAATTTGGAGAAAGTCTGTTGCGGCGCCAGTGAAGAGGAGGTTTTGATGTTCGAGACATACCACTGGGATTTTGACACCTTTGACAACTTCCAGGACTTTCACGCCAGCTTGCCCTTGAGCTGGCGGCCCCCTCCCTAGACCCGGGAGGGCCCCGCGACGGACCGCGGGGGCAGCGCATTGCCAATTATGAGAGTTGACGTAATTAGTAGGGGGGCTCCACTCAAGACAACGGGGTGGGGTGAGATCGGTCTAGCACTCGCGATACGGGTTTGCCTGTCGCCTCCCCGAGTGCTGCACTCCGTAGACCGCAGGAGTGTTGGGCAAGCATTTGAACGCTTTCAATTAGCCCA